ATTTTTATACCATCTTTCAACATTTTATAGCATTAAAAATATAGTGATGTCAAGGATTCTGAAAACATCATACATTTTATTATCATTTTACATCATTTATTAGAATTATGCCATTGCGTACGAAATGCGTACCTGGTACGCAATACAAAAAAGGAAGGGAAAATCCCTTCCTTTACTTATGCAATATTTTCAATTGTAGATGCTGAAACTTCATATGCAACATGTGTTTCATTGTTTTTTAAGTATTCCCTGCTTTGCACCCTTCCACCAATCCGGACATAATCACCGATATTCAAAGTGGATGCATACTGTGCATTTCTTCCCCAAACAATAACCGGAATATAATCTGATTTTCCGTATGCCCTATTCACAGCAATCATGACATCTGATATCTGCCTTCCAAGTGGTGTTTCCCTGAATGTTGGTTGCTTGCATATGTAACCTTCAACAGAAATATCATTCAGCTGTTCATAGTTATCATTGAAGAATATTTCTTCAGCAAATACAAAAAGCATTAGTTTTTTCTTTTCATCTTCTGACTTATTGTAGGATCTGAATTGACCAATCACCTTCACATATTGATCAATGTTATCTTTAGTAAGGATTTGCACCCTGTCTGATACCAGGATAGGAACAATGTCTGTTGAACCACTCATTCTTTGAACTGATAGATTCATTCGATAGAATTTTTCACCAAGAATTTCATGATTGAATTCAATCGAAGTGATCATTCCTGAAACAGTAACTTTGTTATTCATGTGTGCTTTATCTCCTTCCTATAAGTTTGATTGCCTAATCTTAAACTACCAAGGAAGTTGTTTATAATGTGCCACAATGAAATACAATCTTATTTTAGGAAATGCGTAAATTTTTTCACACAAAAAAGGGATGGCTTAACACCATCCCTTAATGCTAAAACGAAGAAACAACAGTGATCTTTCCATTGTTGTTCTTTGCATAATATTTTGTTGTTCTTGAATCAATATGAACAAAGGTATTGTACCGGATGATACCCTTCACACCAATGCTTTGAGCATATCGACACACTTCATCAAGTGGAATGCCTTTTGCAACAATATCAAATGCCCTTCCCTGCATATGCAGTGATTTACCTGCACCGCCCACCTTTGCATTATATGAAGGTGTTCTGTATGCTGAATTTATTGTAATAGGAACACCGAAATGATCACGGATCATCTGAAGCTTATTCTTCACAAAATCAGCATCAATCAGGATTGCATCTGATTCATCATTGCACTTAAATTCTTTTACTTTGAAATTCTTTGAAACTAAATCATTTCCATTCTTTGATAAAGAATATGTAAATACTTCACTCATGAATAAATTCCTTTCTTCATTTCTTCTTTTGGTTAATCCTGCAAGAACCTTTCCACCTGCTTTGTTCCATTTTAAGAATTCATCTGCTGCCCCGGAAAAATCACCATTGTTCAGAAGTTTCAACAAGGTGCTGTTTTTCAGATTTCCTGAACCAACATTGTATGTAAAGGAAACAAGTGCATCAAACATGCTTTGATTCAAATTAACCTTTACATATTGCGAAACTGCCTTTTCAAACTTTGCTAAATCCGAAATCAAAAAAGAATCAGCTTCTGATTGGCTGATTCTCATTCCGGATGTGACATTTCCGGTGTGACCATATCCAATTGTAAGAATGCCAACAGGATCCTTGTAAGCTTCCAATTTACATCCTTCATATTTCTTGATCAGATCAATTCCTTTTTGTGATATCTTCATGATTATCACCTTTCCTTTTCTTTTTGGTTTTATCTTGCTTTCCTTCGTATCTGCCAAATTCCATCAGCATTCTGCAATAAAGAATAATCACAAGAACCAAACATACTGTTAATGATGCAAGTGCAATAATTACCCCATTCATAAAAGCATCCCCCTTATTCTTCTACTAATTGCTGCTTAATCTTTTCAACTTCCTGGGAAGCATTATCACCATATACATAAGCAGCTAAAGAAGGATTGTTGATAAGCATATTCTTGACAATGATCAAGGCTTCTGTAACCCATGTTTCAAATTCTTCAAAGCTTATTGTCTTTGCAATAAAACTGAAAGCAGGAATTGAAACAAACTTATTCCACACTTCACGAAGTTTAAGTTTACCTGTTCCACTCTGCAATGCCTTTTCTGCTTCGATACATGCCCAAATAAGCCATTCTTTAACTTTAGCCTTCTGTTTATCGTTCGGCATTTTAAAGAAGCGAAAAACAGCCAATATGACAGCCACAACAACAGCTATAAGACCAACTACAACAAACCAATTATCAATTATCCATTCCATCTGTACTTTCCCCACTTTCCAACTTATCCAATGTATTGACATCTTTGTATTTTCGGCAATTTTCAACCTTTGCCTTCCAAACTATGAATCCGGTATGGATTCCAAGTTCACCGAATGCGTACGGAACACCTGAAGCATAGGATGAAAGATCCGTGATTCCAAGTTTTCCGCTTTGTATTGTCAGCCAAAATATTGAAACCATATACAACCAAACAAAAAGGAAGTTCAGCATATATAATTTTTCACTGAACCCCCTTCGTTTCCGTTTTTTTATTAAATTAACCAACTTTGTTACCATGTCGAATTTCCTTCACTTCATCTTCCAAATCTGCAATTCTGTTATTTGCAACCTTGATCATTTCTTCAACAACAGGCATCCTTTCAGCAAAATTATTATGCTTTTCAACATGCTTTCCCAATCTGTCAACCCTTTCCTTGATACGATCTTCCATGTTTTCAAGCTTAATATCCATTTTTTCTAATGAATGCCTGAATTCTTCAATGGTTTTTGTATATTCAGCTTGTCTTTCTGCATCAAGTGCAAGTCTTTCCTGCTCTTTTGCTGTCATTTCGTCAAGAATTCGCTGAATCCTTTCCTGCTCACTTGCTTTGCTTTTCTTTCGCTCAAAATGTCCATTGATCAAGCAAACTGCAATTGCTGTTATAGTGGACAATGCCCCTGTGATAATTTCTGTTGGTATCATCTTTTGTATATTCCTTTCTATTTTATGTTTCCGCAGCAATATTCCAACAAACTGAAAAACCACACTTGACATCTTTTCCAATGGTTGAAATAACTTTTATGCTCACATATATTCCTTCAATAATTATCACGAAAGGAATATTTCTTCCTGCTATTCCCATGCATTTGACATCATTCAAAGGTTTTAACTCTTCCGGTATTCTTGCAATTCGATATTCAACATCACGATTCAATTCAATATCATTTGAAAAATTTAATTGAAGGATCACAACATCCCCACACCTTTTGATGCTTCCACCACCATCAAAAACAAAGCTATTCAACATATACGGATATTGTACTTCACTAACTGATGATATCCTGGCAGTAACATCTTGCGTACCATCAAACCATGCATATCCTGTCATATCACCACCGATAGTGATTTTTCGTGATGTCTGAAGTTTATTTGCTGAATTAGCTGCACCACCTGCACTTGAACTTCCTGCATAGTTGTGTGTATGGTTTGTGGTTGTTAATATGCTCAAATTGGCACTTCCATCAAATGAACCGGATCCTGTTACACTGCCTGTCAAAGAAACAGTTCTTGCTGTTGCAAGTTTTGATGCAGATGCTGCATTTGCTGTGCTTCCAAGCTTGCCATTCAAAGCTGTTTGCGTTGCTGTGCTTATAGGCTTATTTGCATCTGATGTATTATCAACATTTCCTAAACCCACTTGCGACTTTGTGACAGAATGCGGATTTGATTTGTTTGCCAAATGGCTGATCAGATCATTCACTGCCTTTGCAATCTTTCCAAATGCTGTCTGCAATATTTCACCGCTTGTCAAAGCTGACAATGAAGAAGGCACAGTATAGGAAGGTGTTTGATTGTTCGTTGTTACATTCGGAACATTACCTAATCCTATCTGTGCCTTTGTCACTTCATGTGGATTGCTTTTATTTGAAGTATGTGTGGATAAGCCTGATGATGCACTGCTTGCTGTGTTTGACACTGACTTCAGGTTTGTATCAATCTTATCCATGTTTGTGTTCTGAACCGCTATATCATACAGTTCTGTTTCAAGTGGTTTACCAAGACCATAGTTTGTTGTTTGATTCATAAAAAATAACCTTCCTTTCCATTGTTGTTGGAATTACCAAGGTTATCTTTTGTATATTATTCTTTTATTCCACACCAGGTAAAGGTTCAACCCTTAATCCACCATGTGAATAATTGCTTAAAAATCTGTGTGTAAATCTTGAAAGAATTCTGTGTGTATTGTAAAGCAGATCAATATCAAGAATGATATTCAATGGAATGATTTCTGTAAGCCATAGTTTCATTTCCGCAAACATCTGCTTATGATGTAAAGCAACACGAACTTGCAATGTCCATATTTCAGCAATATATTCCATTGTAAATGCGTTTTCGCTTCCACACATCTGAACCAGGTGTTCATACACCCTTTTATATGTGTAATCCACATTGGAATTCAAGCGGTTGATGATTCTGAACCGCCTATCTTCTAATGTATCAGCAGCAAATGGTGTAATACCAATGATCTTTTCCCATCTTTTGATACCATATTCACCCATTGTATAAAGGAACTGATCATTCCAAGCTTGTTCAATGGCATCCCATTCAATTTGCAATTCCGGATTTTCACCATCAGCATGACCAATGATTTCATATACCCTTGCAATAAATTCAGGAAGATAATCAAGAATATTAGGTTCTCGCAACATTTGTTATATCCCCCCTAACTGCTATTGAATCAGGATCAAGATATAAATTAGATTCTGAACCATTCAGCTTTGTACCTTGAATATCAATAATACCTGCAATATCAAGGATCCGTGATTCAATCTGCGATATACGGACAATAATCTGTGTTAATGATTCCCATCCCTTATTCAATGTTTTGAAATAATCATCAATGGTTTCCTGGATGTATGGTTCAACATCTGCCCATTCATAACCGGATGATAATGTTATTGTGAAAGAAATATTCACTGTTGTAGCTGTGCATCCTGCAACTGTCACTGTATGTCCTATTGGTGCAATTCCATACCCTGCACCACCATTTACCAAGGGATCAACCATTGTCTGAAGTTCATCAACAAATGATGCACTTGGAACTGTATATGATGATGTCTGAATCACAAGCTTACAAGTTCCACCACCAAGCCATTCAGCAGCCGAATAACACTTCACACCACCGACACCTGCAACCGCATGAAGCTTCTGCATATAATCCGCACGATTTCCACCAAATGCTGTTGAATTTAATGAATCATAGAATGCCTTATCAATTACATCAATTCCTGCTTCATCTTCACCATAAGTATCAACAGAAATAATTTCTGCAAGTGATAGATTCCTAATATAATCAATCGGTGTAAGCATTCCGGTGACATTTCCTTCTTCACCAAGTGTTTCACACTGCATTTTATAGAATCCATCTGATATTTTGCTGATAACAACAAAGTTCACTTTGTCATAATTGAATCTTGATCCAATCGGAACATCAACATTAGCAGGTGTTGTTTGTGCTGTTACAATGGAATAGGTTGCTTCAAACTGTTTCAGATCAATGCCCCTTTCACGGCATCTTTCTAATTTTCCACCCCTATCAGATGTATCAAAGAATGTCAGTGCAAGGATATTATCCAAAGCAATGTACATATTTTCATGTTCAACAGCAATCGGTGCTGTTGCGTTGTAAAGGAATGAAGATTCCCTTTTATCAAGTTCATCTGATATCCTGTCAAGGATCCTTTGCTTTATTACTTCAAAAGTCTGATTTTCATACATTATATTTCCACCACCTTCACCGCCTGAATATCACCCAAATTCGTGTGTACTGTAAATGTTACATTAACCTTTATACCATCTTGATTGAATTCAAAATTATCAACTGAATCAATCCTATCATCCTGAACCAAAGCTTCTGTAATTCGCCTTTCCACTTCCGGAATTGCATATTCCTTCGGTTGTCCGATAAGATCAACCAATTCAACACCATATGTCCAGGGATATATGATGAATTGATATCTTTCAGTGTTCAGTATGAAATACACTGCTTGTCTTATTTCTTCCAAGCCTTCACGGATTCCATTGATTCTGTCTTTTTCATAATCAAGTGCAAAATCTTTTGAAGCCATCTGTTCTTCAATAAATTCATATGTTGCTTCTTCAATAAACACAGGAAGCATTATTCTTCACCTTCTTCCCCTTCTTCTTGTTCCAATTTATCCAATACCACATACTTCTGCCCACCTTGAATTTGAATCATGATTACCTTATCACCTGTTTCAAGGCTGTTATCAATTATTGCTTTTCCTTCAAAATCAAGATCTTCAATCTTCATGTCCACTTTGTATTTTGAAACATTCTTTGTGAATACAAGAAAATCTTCATCAAGAATCAGTTTGCTATCAATCTGAATTTCAACAGGTTCATCAGATATCACATTTCCATATATGATGCTTGTTGGATTTGATGCCTTGACAGCTTCTGTTGACACTTGTTTCAATGCTTCGATTAGTGATTGATCTGCCATATACTATCCTTTCTATGCTATGAATTCCTTATTTCCTATCACTGTCAAATCCATAGTATGATAATCATTATAAAAGTTATGTGTAACCTTTTCGCACACCATCATGTTATGAACTGTTATATCACCAAGATCAAGCATTACAACAACACTATTTCCTGCACGAACATTCAAGGATCCCATTGCTTTTTCTATCTTCAGTTTTCTTGTTTTCTTATCATACAATTCAAGCAATTTATTTACTTTTTCAATAAGACCTTTATCCGAAGAAGCCTTTTCATAGTATTGAAGAACACCCCAATCATTTATATGTGCCGAATTTTTCGCCATGTACACATCTCGTTTTCCGGTGTTCTCATTTTCATATACAACCTTAATCTGATTATAGGTTTGATCATCAATACTTGATTCATAAGTGAAGTTTTCGCCTGTGTCAGCATTTATCAATACATTAGTTTGCATGGATTCAATGTCATTAAGTGTTAAATGCCCAAAATCATCATAAAGAACATACAATCTTTTGGTGTTCAGCAAGGTTTCGTCCATTGCATTCAACACAATATCAAACAGTGATTTATTATCTTCAACCATCTGCGGAATCACATATCCGGTATCAGCTAAAGTTCCAAGATTCATCATGAAATCTTCTGCAACCATCCTGATTACATCACTTGCTGTTTTGTTCTTATATACATAAGTTTCTTTATTCTTCAGATATCGAAGTTGATCATATGCTGTCACTTCTATATGATGTTCTTTATTTCGCTTCTTTTTGAACACAAAACCAAAGAATACTTTTGTACCATCAACAATCAGCCTTACTGCATCCCCTTCTGAAAAATATAGATCATCCGTTTTGATTACAGTAAACTTCAAAACACCTGGTGTTCCTTTTCTCTCGGTTTCCCAAGTAATTCCATCTTTTACGCATGGATAATAAATTGATCCACCATTGACTATTGATAATTCAATATTCATATATTATTACCCCCTACGGAATAGAAAGTTTTGTTCCAGGATATATCCACCAACCATTGCTTGATGAAGTTTTTCCATGTTTCTTTGCTGTTGATTCAATCACAGTTTTATTTGCAGTATAGATTTGCTTCCAATTTGTTGATTTTCCGTATGATTTTTTAGCAATATTGGAAAGTGTATCACCGGATTTCACAGTATATGATTTAGCAGATGATTTTGAAGTTCTTTCTTGACTTGTCGAAACTGTTGCTGTTGCTGTTCCACTATTGGATGATTTAACTTGTGCTGTTTTTCCACCATATGATTTGTATTGCTTTAATGAAATTGAAACAACAATATCAAATCCTTCACCTGCTGATTCCTTAATATCATAGGATTCAAGGGAAACTGTCATATTGGTATATGAAAGAACTGCACCTGAAGGCAGCGATCTTGAAACAATAAATTGAAAAGGTGATTTGTTAGCCTTTAAACTTTCAAAAACATCCAAATATGATTTTGCAGATTTAAAACCACCATTATATGTTGCAAAAGGATATTCAACATTCGGAAGCAAAGCATCAAACTTTACTTCCGTAAGACCAGGTGCTTTCAAAATATTTATTTCAGATAAGTTGATCAGATCAACTGTTTTATTCTTATTTTTAATACTTGTTGTCAGTTTTGAAGGTGATACCGGAAGTAATGTATCACCTAAATAAAACGAATAAGCCATATGATCACCTTTCTTAATTGTGTAAACCTTCAGCTGCAACTGCCATGGATTCATATAATCTATCAGTGAATACATTCATAAATCCATCAACATCCATATTTGAACTGATGTTATTTGATACACCACCGAAATCGACTGAAATTTCGGCTGTTGTGAATCTATTGATTGCTTCCTGTTCTGCTATATCACGAAGATATTTCATATCTTCTTCCGATACATCAACAGAATCCTTGATTCCTTTGGTTGTATCGTTGATTTCAGATAATTCGTCATATCCAGGAACATCATATCCACCTAAACCACCTGCACCAAATTGATCTGTTATGGAATCTAAACTAAAGTTTTTGAATGCATCAGAAACTTTGTTTGAAACACCATCACCCCATTCAGCACCTGCCTTGTAGGCATCACCATAGTTCTTTCTTTCTAATCCAAATGCTTCTGTTGATAGGTTCACTTTTTCCATTACTTTTTCATATGAACCATTGCCTTTTTCGTTAGCAAGTGTTTCAATCTTTGAATCCAATCCACTTCGCCATCCGGAAACAGCATCAGCAAGATTTGAACCAAAAACAGCATCAATTGCACTTGCTATTCCTTCAAGGATCCCAAGAACTGCATCAGCCATATCACCAAACAAATGAATGATAGATGCAATCGGATCATTGAATAAATTACCAAAAAAGTTCGCAAACGCAACCCAAGGTGCAGCTAAATAATTAACAACAGAAAGAACAAAATCAGCCAATCCAAGAAGCAAATTCCAAATAAATGCAACAGCAGTATTCAATGCACCTGCGATTACCCCTAATGTAGTTGTTGCTACACCACCTGATTTTGCAATCCATGCACAAACAGCCACTATTGCTGCAATAACCGCAATAATCAATAGGATTATCCATGTCAAAGGACAAGCTAACAAGGCAGCATTTAATCCATACTGTGCTGCTGTTGCTGCGAATGTTGCCCCTGTTGCCATCATTGTTGCTGCTGCTTTAATTCCTTCAGCTATTGCCATTACACCATTTATTGTTGCGACAACTGCTGCTATGGTTGCATAAATTGCCAAGGCTGCAATTACACCATAAATAAATGGTGCTATTATTGACCAATTATCCGCAACAAATTGCCCCATACTTGCCAACTGTTCAAATGCCCATAACATGGCTGTTGCAATATATGTGACACTGTTCGCCATGTTATTGACAAAATTCTGAACAGCTTCATTATTTGCAAGTTCGTTGATCTTTTTTAGAACAGGTTCAAATGCATCAATTGCCCTATTCTTTGCCAATGTCATGACCTGTGACCATGTCATATTCATGCTTTCAAAATCTGCGTTTATGGATTCTGTTGCACCCAGGATTGCATTCTTAACAACTTCCGCTGATATCTTTCCATCAGCAGCTAAATCACGAAGCTTTCCAATTGGTACATCCATATATTTTGCAACTTCCTGCATGATATTTGGTGCTGCTTCAAATACTGCGTTGAATTCTTCACCACGAAGGACACCTGAACCTAATGCCTGTGTTAGCTGAAGCATTGAAGAAGCTTGTTCTTCACCTGTTGCCCCTGCTATTGCATATAACTTATTAAGGTTTTCAGTGAATCCAATAATCTGACTTGTATCAATCTTTCCGGTTGAATCAGTAAACGCATCCCCTGCCCTTAATGCCATTTTTGAAACAGCATCTGCGGTATCAAGGTAAGATGCCCTTGATCTGTTGGCAGATGCCATTATTTCATCTTCCAAGGCAGCAACGGATCCTTTATCATCAACAACCAAGTTCAACCTTGATTCAATCTGTGTCATTTGGTCTGAAAGATTAACCGCACCTTGTAAAGCTTGAAATGATGCATAGGTTGCAATCAGTGTTCCAACCTTTCTGACAAGACCACTCATTGCATTATCAGATTTCTTCACCGAATTTGTGAATTCTTCCTGACCATTTGCAGCTTGTCTTGCATTGTTTTCTACCTGATTAAGTGTGGTGTTTACCCTTGCCAATTCAGATCTTGCTTCGGAGATAGCAGCTGTGTTGATAGGATCTGCTGTTGCTGATTGCATTGATTCAAAAGTATTCAACACAATCATCAATGCCTTATTCATACTTTTTAAGGCAGGTGACATTTGATCATTGATTCTGATTGCTGTGCTTATTCCCTGTGCCATGATTATCACCTGCCCTTCTGTTTATCTTTTTCTTTTAGCACTCTTTGCCTGTTTCTTTTCATTTTTGATTCTTTCATTTATAGCAGCAATAACAAAAGCCTTCTCCCTTTGCGATAGATTCACAAATTCAGAAGGCTTCCAATGGAATTTATGAAGGCAATAGTACGCATAATTCGTTTCACCATCACCTTCATCAATTAGTTTTTTGCTTCTTCTACAAGATCATTGATATCTTCAACCTGTGTATCTGCAACAAGCTGTTCTGTTAATGCATCAAATTCATCCTTGTAAAGCATTGTCATGATAAGCTGTTCAGCACCCATGACTTTATATGAATTCTGTAATTCAGCATCATTCAAATCCGGAAATACCACACTTCTGACAGCAAGCTTTGTAAGATAAGCATTTGAATCAAAAGTCTGTCTGTACTGATTGCGTTTTCCAGGGATGGGAACATTCTTTGTGCATTCCTTTCTGATCAATTCATCATCATCTGCACTGATAGATTTGATTTCCCATTCAATAGGATTTCCCTTTGCATCCTTGAATCTTTTGCTGACTACAACCTTTTTGTTTTCTCTTTTTTCAACATTCTGTGCGAAGAAACTTGTTAATGTACTCATATTCATGTACCACCTTTCATGATCCCCATAATTTATAGGTGGAAAGCACCGGGGTTTATGCCTTGTCGGACAGCTTATCCTATCCACCTATACAGTTTTACATTCCTGTTAAAAGGCTGAACTTTTCAGGAATTTCAAAATCTTCAAAAGTGAAATCCATAGATTCATCAAGATAATCTGCATCAGCATCTGCCTTTGCAAGAATAAGACTATCAAAATTGCAATCTTTAAGGATTACTGTCTGTCTGCCAACCGAAGATGTAGGATCTTCATTTGTCAGCTGGATGTCAAAATAAACATCCTTTCCGGTGTTCTTATACTCATAAGCTAATTCACGGAAAATAGAAGTGTTATAGTGAAGTGTTGCGGATCCTGTTCCCTTCCATCCGGTTGACTTGTTTCCCTTTCCGGTTTTACCCATAATAGGAACTTCTGTTTTGCTCTTTTCCATGGTTGCTTCAAGATTGATCAGCTGAAGGATGTTGTATCTTCTGCCATTGATTGTTGCGAAGCATTCAGCAAGTGAAGCACTTACAGAATCTTTTGCACTCATTACATTTTCATTCATGATTCATACCTGCCCTTCTTAATTACTCGACAATAACTGTCATATAAAGCTGTTCCATTGCGTTTACAACCTGGACAACATCATTGACAACAACAGATCTTTTGTTGTTTCCTTCAGCAACTGTTACATTTGCTGTGTCGAAATTCTCAATTGCACCAAGTTTTTCAAGCTGCTGATGGTGTGTTGTGATATCATTCCAAAGTGAAACCCTTCCGGAATCATTGTTCGGAATCTGACCGATATATTTTGTATTGAAGATATTAGCAATATCCATTGCAATCTGATCAACAACACGGATTGTCTGATTTGCCTTGAAATCTTCGCCCTTGTCAGAAGTGGTTGTAAGTAGGCTGTTGATATCACGAAGAACACGGATATCCTGTCCAACTTTATGGAATACAAATTCACCTGATCTGATTGCTGATTCAAGCTGAAACTGTGTGTAAGATGTGGGAATATCAAATTCACCATCATAAATCTTATTGGTATTTGACTTGTTCACCGGACATCCTGCAATAACACCTAATGTCCACCAAACCGCATCAATACTGTTCTTAACATTAACAACCGCTTCATGATCTGCTGCCTTATTGAAAAGTACAACCTGATATTTCATTCCAACATTATCACGCACATCCTTTACTTCCTGGATATACAGTGACTTGATTGCTTCTTCTGTTGAAAAACATCCCATTGCATTGAAAGCATAGCTTTCTGAAGCATCAAGGAATGCTGAATGCTGTGCAGCTGTGATTGCTTCACCATCAGAACCATTTGACATTGATGTTTTTTCGGTTGCTGCAAGGCTTGTGATTGTGAAATCAACATATCCATTGTCAACCGCCTTTAACTGATCAACTGATGTAACATTTGCAGAATATACAAGTGTATTTCCAAAATAAATATTTACATCAAAAGTGCCTGAAGAAGAACCTTCAAGGATTTCTGTGCTGATTGTGTTTCCCTTTTCACCCTTCCACTTTGCTGTTGCAATGCTGTTGGATGCCTTTGCACCGCCATTCATAAGCTTGTAACAATACAAGGTTGTGATATTACGGAATAAATCACGCAATCCCTTTGCATCATCTGATTCATAAGGGAAGCCGAAATATCTTAAACATTCACCCCTGAATTCATTTGATGATACAGTAAAGATTGCATCATCTGCACCCCATGATAAAGGAAGTGCTAAAGCTGCAACACCACGATCACCCAAGATTGATGATACATTTGTTGCACTTACAAAATTGATGTATGAACCAGGTAAAATCTTGTTCATTGTTGTGAATTTTCCACCACCTAATGCCATTTTTCATCATCCTTTCTTATTTAAAAAATCTTCAATTTCTTTATCCGCTTCTGCGAATGAATAATACTTATCAGCTTCAATTACAATCCTTCCAATACGATTGTTGTATTTGTCATGTTTCAGAAGCTGTGATCCTTTATATGTAGGAACAGTTTCAACCGCTTTGATTTCAACTGTTTCCACCTGCTTTTTCTTTGCCATCTTATACACCTACTTTCGCCCTTATATCTTCCATACTTGGATCCTGTGTCAAATCATTCAGAATGCATCCGTATGTAACCGAAAAATGAAGAACACCTTCCAAAATCTGATATTCCATATCCTTTCCCCTTAATTTGTCACCATCCAACATAGTGATATATTCAAGGATTTCCATCAGCTGATCCCCAACAGCCATCATTTCTTCGTTGTCGGTTTCATCAACCGGAAAATAATGAATATCAAAAGGATATTCCCTTTTCTTTCGCTTTCCGATAAAAGGTGTGTTGATAACAGTAAGCAATTTCACAAAAAAACAAGGATTTTTCAATCCCTGTTCAACATTGGAAGTATATATCTTCTTTTCTTCACCGAATTCTTTATTTAATTGAACAGTGATTCCTGTCACAATATCATTGATCATTGAATATCTCCATTAACCTTTTTTGAAGTTCTTTTTCCAACAACTTTGGTGCGATTGATTCAACCTTCTTTTCAGATATAGTCATCATGAAATGTCCTTCAACCCATGCTGATTTCAACTGCTTTCCAAGTGCAGGAACATATCTTCCTGGTGTTTGCCTATGACCATATTCAACATATGGTGCATATTTTGTTGGATTGATTATTTCACAAACATATTCATTTCCAACCTTCTTGACAGATTCAACACGCCATGCCCTTTTCAGTTCACCGCCTTGATATCCTGACCAATACTGTTGAAGGATTGCCCCTTCTTTTGTTAGGAATGATTTGGATTTACCACTTGCACCTTTCACCTTTGCGGTATTTGGTGCATCAAACTTCGGTTTCTGTCCTGTCGGTGTTTTCTTGACTACCATTGCATATAGTCTTTGTGCTAATTCATTAGCCATTTCCCTGCAAAAAGCATCCTTATCAAAATTGCTAAATTCATTGATTCTGTCAGCCAATTCTTGAAGTTGTTTAAAATCTGCACTTCCCCATCTTGCCATTATGACCACCTTTCAAACAGTTCGAGATTGATTTCTTGATGGTTTGAATGAATAGCAGGTTTTCCGCTGTTTGAATAGCTTGTTTCGACTTTCTTATCATCCGAAGTTGTCCGTGAAACAATAATCTTTGATCCAGGCTTTACATCAATATCCGGTGATATGAACAACTTGACAACTTGTGTCATTTCTGCTGCACTGCCATCTGATGTTGTAGGAAGCGAACCAAAAGACAACCTGCAAGGCTGATCAGCAAGAACTGTCACTTCTGTGAAGGCAGTTTTCTTGGTAATAGGATTCGTGATTTCCTGTCTTTCAACTATGCTGCATGTGTCCGTATATAATGATTCAATTGCTTTCCTGAATATATTCATCACCACACCATCTTTCTATACCTAATATAATCTTCTTCATGACCATTGATCATGTTGTTGATATAGGCATCAAATTGCTGTTCCGGTGTTGCACCACTTTGGAAGGTGATTTGTGTGTCACCTTCCTTAATGGTATTGGCAATCTGCTCAAAGGTGTATGTTGTAAGCTGCCCCATAGATTTCTTCATCTTTAGGAATTCACCACATGTCATATCAATTTCAATGTGTTCTAATCCTTCAGGAATAGTTGAATCATTGATTCTGTTCATTATTCGGTTTGCAATAGCATTAAGGCAGAATTCAAGCAACCCTTCATCTGTTTCCGGATTGTATGTATATCCCAAATCTGCTAATCTTGAAATCAACTTTTCATTCATACTGTCACCTATTCAGCTTTCTTTGCCCTTTTCTTTGGCTGTGCTTCAGCCGATTCATCTTTTGTAACAATATAACCAAGTGCTTCAGCCTTCTTTGCAACAGATGCATCTGAAGTGGTGATCACACCGCCTTTGTCAAATGTCAAAAGCGGTGCATCCTTTTCTGCATCCCAAACAATCTTCGCACCATTGGTTTTGTTTGTGATTGTGAACATATCTGATCACCCCTTATGCAATGTTGATGATTGAACCATGCATGTAAGCCATGCCATGATCAAGACCAATCTGTCCATAAAGCTGCTTCTTATTAGCAGCACCTGTCTTTGCAAGTTCTTCAACGAAAAGAACACCCTTTCCAGGCACAGGACAGAACACAGGTGCAACATGTGCAAGATCTGCTGCAAGAAGGCTTCCTGCTGCCATGTAAGGATCAAATACAACCTTTAATGCACCGAAATCTGTTTCGATTTCAACAATGTTCATTCCTGCCTTCTGATCCTGCATTGCCATTCTTGCATTGAACTGTGATGCATAGATGTTTGTGATCGTCTGCTTTAATGTTGAATTAACAAATACATGCATATCATCCCAATATGCACCATTGTCAACTAATCCCTTGAAGAAGCTGTCAAGCATGGTCTTGGTAAGTGCAGCATTGTTTGCATCAATCTGTGTAGAATCTGCATCTGCTGTTAATTCAAGCATACCCCTTGTCTTTGCAGCTGTTGTTGCATTTGTTGCCTTCTGATAAGAACCATTAAGGAATGAATATTCAACATTCTGTGCAACAATCTTCAGTGCCTGTTCAATCTGCCAATCTTCTTCAGATGCAGGATTTACATTCTGTCCTGCAATGTTTAATCCTGAAAGCTTACCCATCTGTGACATCTTTGCATATGAAAGATCAATTGCCTGATGGAAGATCTGGCATGTATTTTCCTTCTGTTCACGCACAATGTGTGTTGCAGTAGGTGCTGTCAAAGAAGCTGTTTCTGTGATAGCAGGCTGAACTGCTGAAGGAAGATCATAATTCTGACCTGTTGTGAACTCAAATGAGTTTGAAGTTTTTCCACCTGTTAAACCACCAATCAATGATAAGAAAGGTGTTTTCTTTGGTGAAGCTGTGAAAAGTTCCCCTGCGTAATTGGGAAGATTAAATGATGTTCCTGTTCCTGTTACATTTGTTGGCATAATTCTTTACCTTCTTTCTTTGTTTTTTACATTAAAAATATACCTGCTTCAGCTGCTTCCCTTTTAATGGTGATTGCTGAAGTTGTGTCATTGTTTTTTCTTGCTTCCGCAAGTCTTGATTCAAATCCGGATTTCTGTGCATCCGGTGTTCCATCAGCAGAAGGGATTGGACTTGCACCCTGGATTGTAGGTTGCTTTGGCTGTGTGGGATTGAAAAGATAGTCATTATCCTTTCTAACCGCTTCAATCTGCTTTAACCTTTCAGCCTTGTATGCATCATCATCCAACTTATCATCAATGACATCCATCAATGCTGCCACTGCCTTTGAATTCTTTGCCCCTGCTTCTGTAAGAAGCTGTGCATCAATAGAATCCCTTTTAAGCTTCTTCATTGCCTGTTCATGCTCAACAGCTGCCTTCTTATTTGCTTCCTGCAAATCTGTGATCTGCTTCTGAAGTGCTTCGGTGTCACCTGTTGCCTTCTTCAAATCATCAAGCTGTTTGTCACGATCCTTGACAATGCCTTCTGCTGCCTTCTTTGCTTCATTGACTTCATCAAACCTTGTCTTTGGAACAAAGCCTTTCAATTCTTCAGCAGAAGCATTTGCAGCCTTATCTGCCAAATCTTCACTGATGCCAAGTGCAATAAAATCTTCTTTCTTCATACTGTTTTACCTTCCTTTCAAAAACATTTGTTGCCCGGTTCTGTCCGGTGATATTTGTCTTGTTCTTTTACATCCGCAATACCAAAAGGATGATTTTTGAGTATTAAAAAAGCACTTTTTGCCATTTTTCTGCAAAAGTGCTGTTTTTACTGTTAATCTTTAACAATATATATATTTCCCTGTGATCTATTGGAAGAAGTATATTTGATATTAGTACATACAAATCTGTATGATTCACCATCACATACTTTTGTTGTTTTGGTTGTGGTTTTATTAAACTTCAATTCGGTTTTACCAATTGAAGAAGGTATTCTGTTATAAAAATATGTAAACACCTTCTTTATCTTATCAACCATCTGTGCATTTACAGTGATAACAAATCTTGTTCCAACAGATAGATTTTTCGGTGAAATTGAAACATCAGTGATTTCAGGATACATTGATTTCACACCTTACCTTTCTTATTTCAGGTGGAATATTGTATGTCACTTCCAGGATGTATTGTCCTTCATTTTCAGGCTGCAAAAGTAATTGAAGATTATTTTCATCCACATCACACGATCCTGAAAGCACTTCTTCGCCTTCAGCATCAATTAGGATCCATGATGCATCTGTGATTACAACTTTCTGCTGAATCATGCTTTTTATTTCAAACTGTATGTATTTCTTTTCACCCAAAATAAAACTAAAGTTCATAGCTAACCTTCGCTTTCACTAAAATATGATCAATTATTTCCGCAAATTGTTCTTCGATCATATTAGAAACATTTATCCTTTTAACCGGATTTGCATATGTCCGATTATCCCTAATAATCACAATAACATCATCTTTTTGTGCTTGTAATGAAACAACCTTTCCATTACTCATGTATAGAACAGCGGTGTAATATACAATGGATCCTGTTTTGGTCTTTGCATATATTTCAACCACATATGTTCCATCATCAAAATCGGCAGGAACAATGCACTGCCATTCGTTCCCACCGATATGCTGAAATAATATGTTTCTTCCATCACATGATCCATACATTTCTTCTATGTTCATGATACCTTTACCTTGATGATATATGTTTCACCTGCATCAACCGGATTTGGTTCAAGTTCAACACTTGTAAATACAGGTGCAACAGTATTAAGATTTACTGTTCTTGTTATTGTTGAACTCTTTCCTGCCTTATCTGTTGATGTAATTGTAATTGTATTTGCACCTTCTCTTAATGTGACAGCCTTTGTGAATGATCCATTCGCATTTACTGTTACGGATCCGGCATCAGTTCCGTTTACACCGATACTAACTGTAACAGGTGAACTGATTGCATCATTTGTCACACCAACAACATTGATCTGTGTCTGATTTGTATATGAATCATTAAGCGGTGCTGATACATTAAGAACAGGCGGTGTTGTATCAACCTTAAATGATACTGATACTTCTGTTGCAGCATTTTCATCATTATCTGATGCACCGATTGCAATTGTATGACTTCCATCTGCCAATGCTGTTGTTGGCTTATACGAATATTTATATCCACCTGTGATTGCTGTCTTTGTAAGACCGGAAACCGCTGTTCCATCAATCTTCAGTGTTGCTGCCTTAACACCTGAATCATTATCGGTAACATTAAACGAAATATCAGGTGTATTATTTACTAATGTAGCACCGGAAGCAATTGAAACATTAGAAATGACAGGTGCTGTCTTTTCCTTAACATATAATTTCAAGCTATTTCCAAGTGTAGCATCCGAAGAATCAACTGTTGTACTATTTCCTGAATTATCATTTGCTGTCACTGCAACATTATAAAATCCACCTGTTTGATTGAATGAAGATCTTGAAGGTGCATTTATTGTTGCCTGATAGGTTTTGTCCGTGCTGTTATATGTCAATGTATATTCCTGTCCATTGATCACAGCCTTAACACTTGTTATTGCCATTTTTCACCATCCTTCTTTCTTATTTAATTAGATCCTTGCTTAATTGCCTATGCGTGAATCTTGATAACAAGCCTTGAATAAAAGCTTTCAGTGTTTCATGCGTATTTTCTTGTATCTTAACTGAAATAATAAAACTTCCATTTGTATTCACTGTTTGTGGTGTGATGGTTATACTTTCAAAATTCATACCCATCACCTTCATTCACATAATATTGATTTTATACAGTATAAGCGAAGCGGTGTTGATGTTCTGATCTGATCATCAACATAAACACCCACATCAATATATGTGGCTTTTTGCACAGGTGGAAGATCGCAGGTATTGTCAGAACCAACTTGTGATTCAACAATCCTGCCATCATAACCATCAGAAATAAATCTGACTCTTTTCCACGCATGTGCATTCCATTCTGCATCAAAATTGAATACTAATTTGTAATCCGAATTGCAGCATACAACTTCGGCATCTGTTGCTTTTTCTAAAGATGCCTTTTTGTTTTGAATCCTAATTTTTATATTCGGCATGATAACCTTCCTTCCTTTCAGAACTTCCTGAAGGTTATCTTTTGTATTATTGCTTAATCGTTATTTTCAGCAAGCCATGCTAATGTTGCTTTCTTCCAAAGCTTCGGAACATCATCAATTGTCCATGCGTTTCCGGTCTTGGGATTGATTTCACCTGTTTTGATCTTTGTACCATAAAAAGCACCCATGATTGCACCCCCTATTCACCTGCTATTTCGCTGACTACTTCAGCAATATCTTCAATCGCACCATCCTGGATTGCCTGTGAATCCTGAAGTGTTTTGATTGCTGCTTCAATATATGTTGGCTTCTTGAGAATACATGTTGTGATATCATGCACTTCTTCAGAAAATCCGCTTTGTGTTGAAGCATCCGGTGTTTCATAATCAATATTAGTGATCTGACCATATTCTGTTCTGATCTGTGATAATCCGGTATAACCTGAATATGCTTTTATCACTTTTTCATCTAATGATTCATTGTTTACAAATACAAGCTGAATCAAAGATGTTTTGTCTGAATCCTTTGCGATTGCTTCAAGACCTGTCTTATCATCATCCAATACACTGAAAACAAGATCTGTATCGGTTGAAGATATTTCATGCAATTTAATGGATGTACCATCATTGAATTTGATTTTTTCCATTTTGTTATCCTTTCTTTTTAATTATTGATATTTATTCATATGAATTTACAATTAAATATCCTTCTGTTGTTGCAGTAGAACCACATGGCACATTAAAAGTCTGACCTGCTTCAATTTCTGCGTTTATCAGTTTGTATCTTTCGCTTCCATTACCGAAACCGATAATATCATAAACACCTGCTTTTTTAATTGTTACACTAATTGCATTAGTGCTTTTTGCAAATTTGAAATTATCGCATTCCGATTCTGATAAAAAAGTGTTTCTTGATGCATCAAATATCTTTGAACCTGCTGCATTTGCTACTCTAAAATAATTTGAACCAATAAACTTTATGTCATTACCAAATCTTTTCCAATCACTCCAAGCCATAATGCACCGCCTATTCTGTATAAATGGAATACATAAGTTTTCCGTTTTCAACTTTAAACTTTACATTTCCATTTGCCAAACATGTATTTAACTTATTAACCGCCTTTGATGTAGCTAAAATATTGCTATCATCAACTTCTAAAGAATCTGTTTTTCCTGTCACATCACCAATTGAATTTTCATATTTGTTCAATTTGCTTTGTGCTGTTGTTCCATCTGAACAAAACACAACATCAGCCTGTGTGTGTGGATATACAACATTTCCTTCGTAATCCTGAAATTCGCCTTTGTAAATACTACTCATTTGTACTTTCCTGCCTTTCTTTATTCTTCTGTATCTATTTCAAAATATATCTTTCCACGGATCCTTGATGAAGCATCACCAGGTTCAAGGATTGACATATTTCTGCATGTGAACTGATAGATGTTCCCATCATCCTGATTATCAGTGAATTCATCTGTTTCATGAACAAAAAGTGTGAATTCATTCCCAAGTGAACAACCATCAACAACCTGGATTCTTGGATCATACATCAACGAATATGCACTGAATCCGTTGATCACCTTAATATAAAGATATACAAGGATATCATTTGAAGGTGTATATGTTGTTCCTTCACCATAATCTGTTGCAAGAACATTGTTTGATGCATCCCTTAATTCAAGCATATATTTTGATGCTGAACCGCCTGAAGCACATCCTTTTATGTCATAGGTATCACCTGCTTTCATTGTCATGGATCCAAGGGATATTTCAGAATCACCTGATGCTGTTCCGGAAACTGTCACCTTATCTTTAATAACTGAATAAGCAATACCATTTACAACTGATGTGACAGCTGTTGTCTTAAATAAGTTCTTGAAGAACTCTTTAAATACACGGACAATCACCCTTCTTGCTGTTCCTACCTGCAAATATATGCTTTGCTTGATTCTTTCACTGATAGGGATGTATCTTCCGTTCTGCATCAGAATAAAGGCTTCTGATCCGTATGGCTTCCAATTGGATGCATTCAATGGATCATCACCAAGAAGAATGTAAATCACATTATCAATGAATACTGTGTCACCCTTCTTCATGTCTGAAGCTGCATCTGTTGCTATGTATTCAGCAATAGTCTTGATTCCGGATGTTACAACCGGAACACCTGCAAAAGCTTCACTGATCTTCTGATAATTGAAATTGAAATCATCAACCTGATAGGCATCATCCTGATCAGGCTTTTTCAATCCAAGTCTGTTTGTGTATTTCATTACTTCACCGCCTTCTTTTGTGCATAAAAAAAGCACCCTGTTTAGGATGCTTAATTACTTATTACTATTCAATTCAACCTACTTCTGCACTGATATCATAATCATCTTTATTCCAATATTCTTCAAAATCAACTTTTTTATATAATTCATATAAATTATTATCATTTAATTTAGAAGATAACTTCACAAACCCTTTGCTTTCATAGAATTTGGAATACATGTGTTCCCTACATTCCAAAAAAACTATATTTCCACCAATCATTTTTGCTGCAATACTTATCGAATGATAGCATTCACTCAATATTGTACTTCCGCTTAAATCAGATGATGAATAATGATCACTTCTTCCGATTTGTCCAATCAAAAAAGTTGCAACAGAATTTATCCTATCCCTTCCAGGATAACTACCCAACATTCTTTTTCGCTGTTTACCTGATAAATTCTTTATTTCAATCACATTATGTCCAATAGTATAATATGCCATTACTGACAATTCTTGATCTTGAAGTTTTTTTGAATCAAGAAACAGAAATGTTTTACCAATACCTGCTTTCTCATAACCAATTGCATTACGAATTAAAAAGTTCTCTAATTCAGTTTCAAGCTGACAAGAGAACTTTTCAAGTGCAGATATGATATTTTTTTCATTACAACCATTTGATAGCAAATCTCCCAACGATACCAAACTATATTCTATCATTCTGAACTACTTCCCTAACACCTTTAACAACTGATTTTTCAATTGTTGGTTACTTGATAAAGTAGTATAGTTAGATTTAAAATCGTTTGATAATGTTGGTGTTGCTTTTTTACTCATTTCCTTAACAAAAGCAGAAGCACATTTCTTGCTTACAGAAAACTTTTTTCCAAATGTAGCTGTTGCCATATTTTCACCCCCATTTCCACTTTACAAAATAACCTATCAATATTATTCTACCATATAATGTCAATCACTATATGTAGTGGGAATGGAAAGCATTTTTATACAAAATATTGTTTTACATCAATATCTTGTGGTTTGACAAATCATAAATAGCTTATTTAGGATATTTCAAATCTTTTATATGATATCATCTTCATCATCATATTTCGGATCATAACCAATTACATCATAGAATGTTCTGTTTTCCTTGACACAAATCTTAAATATTTGAATGAATTCTTCTTCTGTATAATTTAATCCTTCAGTGAACCAAGGTGCACCAATCTTTTCTTCATATTCTGTGAGTGCATCAGCATATTCGCTTTCCCTATGATATTCAGGTTTTAGAAATTCAGGTATTCTATATTCAGCCATGTAATTCACCTATCATCTTTTCAAATTCATCATATGACTTTGGAAAAATACTTTTAATTGTTTCAAGCTTTTTCTGATTATCTAATGCAGATGCACTAAAGAAATGTGCAAAGGCTTCTTTGCATATTTTTTCATCATTCCAATAATCCGGTGCATGTCCTGTGCCACCATAGATTTTCCCATTTGATAAAGCATCAAATAAATCAGAAATGATATGGCTTTCTTCAATATCAGCCTTTTTAAGTTTCAATATAAGTGTATCATATGCTTCTGATTCACTTATATTGTACAATGACATGTAATAATCTGTAAATGCTTCAAAATCACTTCTTAATAGTTTACCAAAGTTCTTATTTGTTATTGAAGGATGACCAAAGATTTCATCAATGTTATGTCCTACTTCATGGAAGAAGGTTGTCCATTTCCCCTTACTATTCATTGAATCATATTTTAGATTAACGAATATACCATATTTCTTATTGTATCTACTACTACCAAGGCAATTAGTTTTTGCAAATAAAATCTTCCTTCTGTTGTCAATGATTAGATCTTTGTATTTATTAGGTGAACCATTCAACAATTCATTTATTTCATCAATAAATTTACCTTTTAAATCACTTAATTTAATTGGTGGATCTTTCCTGGTTAATACATCAAAAGCATTTCTAACCTTTTTCTTGAATCCATCATCCTGATCTGAAAGAAGTTCTTTTAATTCTTCTTTGCTTCCACCATCAACAAAAGCCTTTTTCCATTCCGGATATGTCATGTTGTAAGGAACTTCATAAAGCTTTCCATCTTCACCCCTTGAAATCCTTGTTTCATCAAGTGTGAATTCATCATTGAAATATGGAACTGTGGTTGTTCTGCACCAACAGTGAAAAGGCGGTGCTGTGATCCCTGCCTTGAATTCAGATAAGGGAAGATGTACACCATCCATTTCTTGGCATATCTTTGATGTTTTATTGTCCAAAACAGCAGTGATTTCATATTCTTTAACACCTAATTCCTTAAAGGAATCTAATTGTGCAGCAGAATGAAAGAAAGCTGTTTCTGTCATTACAAGCCTTCCTGCCTGACCTTTGGAAACCTTGAATCTTTCTGATATTTGCTTTGTTAATGCATAAGGATCCATTCCCCTTGCAAATGCCTGTGTCAATCCATTCTGAAGATCATTTATAAGCTGTGCCTTCTGTTTCCATATCCTTGAACTGAAATTGCTTCCATCAGCTGCCCAAGGCTTTGCGATTATCTTATCAACAAGGTTTGTATCAAGCTTGGCAAGGTTTGTTCCCACACCAAAGCCTTTTTGAATCTCAAATGCACTTCTATAAAAGCCTTCTGTGTATGTATCACGCATGAATGCATCAAAGGAATCAAGTTCATTGCCATAAAGCATTTCAACCTGCTGCTGCATCTGAATCTTCATTGCTTCCAGGCGGTTTATATGCACTTTGGCAGATGCATTTTCAAGTTCCTTGATCCAAGAACCATCTATGTTGTTTTGTCTGCCCTTTTCAATATATTCTTCAACTGTCCACTTGAATTCCTTCAGTTCATCAGCTGAAAGAAGCTTTCTTGCTTCTGATATACTGATTTCATTGTTTTTGGCAAGTCTACCATACCATGACATTATTTCCTTCTGTACTTCTTGGGAAGCCTTGGTGTATTGCTTTTCTAATTCATGATAGTATTCAATTCCTTTGTTCATCTGTGCCTTTTCAAGCTGAACAAATCTATCTTGCCAATATTTAGCCATTACTGATCATCCTTATTATCATCAATGCCTTCAGAAGCATCAGAATTGCCTTCATATGGCTGCATAAATGCATCACCATACATTTCCATGCTTTCTTCTGTTTCCTTCTTTATTTCATCCATTTCGGCTTCTACATCATCAATCCAAGGTGCTTGCTTCAGCAGTGTTCTTTGGCTTACCTTCATTCCTGCATTGATCAATGTCTGCATGATTTCATTTTCATTGATCAACATATCCCTGTTGAATATGAAATCAACTTCTTCATCTTTGAAATCACCATATCCGGACAATGAAAGATATGCATTGATAAATGGCAGCAGTTCTTCAAGTGCATTCTGATATTCTGTTTCCATTTCATTGGTATCAATATCAATTTCATTGTAAACAGATAAAATATTCATCTGATTTGGTGTTCCGGACTTCAGAACCTTTCCATCAAATGATCTTGCATTTTCTATAAGTGCAACCTTCAGAAGTTCAAGGATAGCATTGTAATTGTTTGCATTAACTTCAACCTGAAGTGCATCAACACCGCCATCAGTGCCATCAATACTTCTAACCTTAACAGCACCATATGTTGCAAGGTTTCTTCTGAATTCGCCCAAATCCTGCCCATCATAATTGCGTATGATCAGGATTGTATTTCTGTTATCTTCAAGCATATTGTTGTGGAACATTGAAACCATTTCATTGATTGCATCCTGCAAGCCTTTGGTTCTTCTGATCAAAGGAATTTCTTCTGCATTGTATTTGAAAGCAATCAAAGGAATTCTATCCCACTGAAATGCATTATTATCAACAGTGAAATAAGGAACATATTCACCCTGAACAACATCCGGAATCAGTGCAAAATCATCAAGAAGGTATCTGTATATGCCATCCTGCTTATACACTTCAACCTTTACAACCTTGATCTGTGTTGTTCCCTGGTATTCAAGAACTTCATATACACGAATTGCCATATCAAGTTCTTCATGCTCAACATCCTTCCATTCCGGAATGATTTCATATGCAGGAAAAACTGAAAGCTGAAAATTTCCATTCTGATCAAAATAGGGATATACCCATGCAATTCCACCATTCAAAGATTTCTTGCAGATGTTCTTCATCTTCTTCATGAACTTCTTGTTCATAACCTTCTTCAATGCATCCGCATATGCTTCATTTTCTGAATCAATGGTGATTGGTTTGCCCAGGAAGTAGTTTGTTTTCTTATCCACTGCAATTGCATACTGATTATCAATATCCTGTCTATTAGGAAGGTTTTTGATCTCAATAGGTTCACCACCTTCACCAATGGCTGTTCTTTTAGCATGAAGAATGTCATGGAATCCGTGATAATACATGGATCCTGCAACCTGTTCCCTATATGCAGGTGAACCCTTCCATCTGCGGATTTCAGCTTCAATGAACTGCTTATCATTCATTACTGAAGCTGCACCTTCTTTTATTATCTGATTGAATATTTCTGTTTGTGTTGGTCTGTCAAAAAACATGTTTCATACCTTCTTTATAAAGCTGTTATTTCAAGCAAACAAAAAGGCATTCGATAAATGAATATCAAATGCCATGTTTCTTTGTTTGAAGTTCGTTGTTAATCTTCTTCAGGATGATTATCCCCAAATGAAATAAGCACTTCTGACATAGTACACATCAGATGGCATTTTATTTCATCAAGATTGCTTTCGTATAATTCTTCTTTTATCTTCTGCAATATATCAGATTCATCAAGAATTATTGGTGATATGTCCAAACTTTCATATGCCCAAGCCATACCAAGAAGAATATTCTTTTCATCTTTATCAAGCACATCTTTTAATTCATCCCACGAATAACCTTCATGAGCAGGAATATCTTTTAAGATTTTTTCTAAATCATCCATAATATATCCTTTCTAATCAAAACTGAATGTGTTACCAATAAGAAGATCAGCCACACCATAACGCATTGAATCCATACCATGCGAAAATTCATGTTCCGGTTTATCTGTTGGCTTATCGAATTTATCCTTTTCCCAACAGTAATTATTGATTTCCTTCCAAAATTCAATGCATTTAGGATGAACAATGATCTTATAGTTCTGAATCTGCTGAATACCATGATTAACACTATCCTTTCCCTTCCTGGATGGATATGCCCTTAATCCGTATTCATTCAGTTCTGCAATGGATTTAGGTTCTGCACTATCGCAGATAATCCTTTGACCACCATATCCCATTGCCTTGATTTGTTCTGCTATCTGTTGGTTTGTTGTGCCTGTTTTATACCATTCATCAAAGATGTATATGGTTTTTGCACTGTTATCCACCATTGAACATATAAAAGCATTAGGATCCGTGAAACCGAAATCCAAAGAAAAAGCCGATTTGATACCGGAAATCTTTCTGATTTCATTAGGATCAAAATCGACCTGTTCAAAATTCGTATATATCAATCCTTCAGCAATTCCCCATTCGCCATCACCTTCAATGCGGAATCTTCTTGGATTGTTTATCTTCATATCTTCAAAAAGCCTTTTATCAACATCATCAAGCCATTCATTGCATCTGTATGTTGTTGTTAAAGCAAGAATCAGATCACTTTCCACATCAAAGAACCTTGCTTTTAACCATGATTGTTCTGACCAAGGATTGAAAGTGAATCTGATCTGCTTCCACAATCCTTCAGGCACTTCACCACGGATTGACATATCAAGTTTATCAAAATCAGCTTCTGATGTTATTTCATAGGCTTCTTCTACCCATACCCAACAAAGAACACCCTTTGATACAGATATTGATGTCACTTTCAAACCATCATCCATTCCACGGAATAATATCTTTTGTCCTGTTGGAATATATGTTGCTTCAAGCGGTGAAACAGTGAAGTTCCACAAATGAGCAACACCAAGTTTTTCAGCTGCCCATTGAAGATCAGAAAAGCAGCTATTCCTTAATGTATTCTGAAACCTTCTGACACATAATGCATTAGCTTCAGGATATTTCATGATGTTATATATCAACCATAATGCTGTTGTTTTGGATTTCTTGGATCCACGGCTGCCCTTACAAGCAACATACCTGTGTTTGCTGTTCCAATAGTCTTTATATCCTTTTCCAATCACTTTAGGCAGATATATCTTCTTTATTTCTTTATATTTCATAGGCAATGACACCGCCTATTCTTCAATATCATCTTCACCGCTGAACATAACAGGCATGTTCATATCGACTTCAACTCTATCTTTAAACAATCCCTGCATCTTTCCAAGTGTATTGATTGCACTAATAACATCTTTAATGGCAGGTGTTTTTTCCATCTTCCTTGCTTCAGAAGATCCTTCACCAATGCCTTCAACAACCACAACTTCTTCTGTAAATGATTGTCTAATTATTTTCGTTAAAGCTTCTTGCATTTCCTGGATATCAGCAATTGAATTATTTTTCACTTCTTCAGCCAATTCTGCAAGCCTTGCTTTTACCTTATCATTTTTTAGTAATCTGCAAGCATTCACATCTGTTGTACTATCTTTTTTATGTTTATATCCTGCATTGATATATGCTTGCCTTGCATTTCCACATTTAGCAAATTCAATGCAGAACTTTTCTTGTTTTGGTGTAAGCATATATCAACACCTTCTTTCAATTACCTACACTTTTTGCTTTCATCATATAATATGATTGATCATATCTATGTTCTTCTGTATGGCAATCATGACAAAGACACATTCCATTTTTCACATCTATTCTTCCCATGGGATAATCTGCCCATTTGACAATATGATGTGCTTCAAGATTGTTTTTACAACCGCATTCTTCACATTTGCCTTTTGATAAAACTGATTTTGTCCACTGTCTAACCCTTATATCGTTTCGGTCATATGGATATAAATTTTTATCTTCAAGAAGGAATCTTCTAAATCCATCCGGTAAAAACATTTTAAGAAGAATCGTTGCTGCATATTTTTGATTTATATTGTACTCACCAATCAATACTGCAATAGCATCAACAACAATATTTATCTTTTCTTTTTCTGTCACAAAAGCCACAATAATCACTTCCTTACAAACGAAAATGCCTACCAGGTAAAGGAGAATGAAAAACCTGATAGGCATCAAAAAAGACACTGCCCAAATAGCAGTGCCTTCCGATAAAGCATTTTATGATACAATAATAATATCACATTCATTTCAATAATTGTTATACAAAAAAATCACAATACATACAAAAAAGTCACAACATATACAATTTACTATTAAAATATATTCCAATCAATTGGTCTGTTGACATCACATTTTGGAATTCGCTTATTCGCTTCAGAACAGTAATCACATCCGGAACAATTAGGATAAGTCTGCTTGCAATAGTATTTGATTTGCCTTGCTGCTTCAATACGCATTGCCTTTATTCGTTCTTCCCTTGTTCGTTCTTTCATTTTCTTGTACCTGATTTCTTTGAATACTGTGTTTCCTTTGTTGAAATGAATATCCTGTCCAAACCTTTGGCATTATTGAATAATTTAAGCATTTCATTCCATTCTTTTCTGAAATGTACTTCAAAAACATAATTTATATCATTCATTCTTCATCACCTTCTTCATCTTCGCATACAACCTTGATATACCTGGCTTTGCATAATCCACTTTTGGCTGCTGACATATTCCTGCTGATGGTATTCTTCCTTATTCCCAATATTTCAGCCAATTCTTGAATAGAATCTGCAACAGCCAAAGGAAGTTCATAATAATTCGGATCAATCTTCATGTATAATGTCATTCCTTACTCCTATCTTCTCCGACAACATCAAATCTGCATACCTAATATGAATATCAATGTTACCCATAACCGATTTGTATAATCCATCATTGACAACACAACCACCATCACATCCTTTGTCGGTTTTCATATTATTGGTACACATTGCACATCTAACAGCTTCATCAATTCCTTCTGTTAATCGTCTTTTATATTCCTTAACCGCATCTTCCCTGGCTTGATTTATCAATATACTCACTTGATACGCATCAATATATCTGTTTCCATCACATCCGGTCTTATAAGAATACGAATATGGCAATTTAACTTCTCTACCATCTGAATCAATAAAGAAATGTAAATCACATTCATAACACTTACCCTGACATTGATCACGATATTCTTTGATTACTTCTGCCTTTATTTCATCCACATCTGCCTGGCATCTGAATTTAGCATTACATTCTTTATGATAGTATTGACATTTCTCACAATCTTTCATTCTTCTGATCCTTTCTGATCACTGTTCCTGTGCTTCCAAACCAAGCTGAACCAAATCACCATATGAAATACTTCTTCTTATATACACATCAGCATCCGGACAATATCTTCTTACAAGAACATGATGTGGATATATAGCATAAACTTCATAAGTCACTAACACTTGGTGTTTGTTTTCGCCTTCCTTCACTGTGATTTCCTGTCCGATCTGCACATTCTTTATCTTCATAAGCCTTATTCCTTTCTGTTCCTATCATCCAAGATCTTGCGAAGGTTCTTCAATGCCCTGCCATGAATGGTTGTTGCCCAGGAATAGGATTTTTGATATTCATCTGCAACCACATCCAAAGTTTTGTATTGGATATATACCTGATGCAAGATGTCATATTCATTCAAAGGAAGCTGTTCTATGGTAGAAATCACTTCCCTTTTGGCATCAACTAATCTGTCAATATCAGCATCTATTTCCTGCTGAATGGACACATATCTTATTACTGCATCTGCCATGCGATCTTGTGATCCTGATGATTGAACCCTATCACCTTCTGAAGAAATAGATGAACCCAATGCAATTGATTTCCACTGTTCGATTTCAACCAATTTGTTTTGGATCATCTTGTCCAACTTCCTTATCTGATTAAGATATGCCCTTACATTCATTTCAGCCTTCGCCCCCTTTACTGCTTAATAGATATTCATAAAATATCTGTATCAACTTATGCTTCAAAGCTTCTTCTGCTGTGATATTATTGCTTTTTGCATAATTATCTACATATGCCTTGAATTCTTCGTTTGTTTCATAGTATTCATTCATGTTTACCTTCTTTCACTTCAATTCCAATAGGTTCAAAGCTTTCATTTCCTTCAAGAAGAATCTGATTCTTTCTGATTTCTTCAATGGTTTTAGCAACATTAAAAGGAATCTGTGAATTCTTTCTTTCCCTTTCGGATAAAGATTCATATATCATCCGGAAGTTTGCCCTGTCCTGGTTGATATTCTCACTCATGCAGATATTCCGGAATCCTAATCTTTCAACGCATTTTTTTGTGATAGGATCAAAGGATTCCATTGCATCTGAAATCCTATATGATCCATATATTCTGATTGCATTCAGAACCTGTTCCCAACCATTTCCCCAATCAGGAATATCACCATTCTGAACTGTTGAAGTTGTTTCCCTTATATCTGCAATTGATGGTGACCATTTATTTGTTGCAACCCATTTATTCAATGATGCTTCTGCAACCTTGTATGGAATATCCTGAAGCTGATTGAACCAAAGTTCCATTGCCTGTTGATTCGGCAGCAGGTTTTCCCTTGGATAATAGGTTCTTAATGCCATTGCAAACATTGAAAATTCCTTCTTATCCATTTATTCACCACCTTCTGCCCAGGATGCAGCCATATTATAAAAATCATCAAGTTCCTGTGCCTTGGTTTGCTTCTGATATCCATTGAAATTCCCTTTACCGGAATTTGTTCTGTTATCATAATTACCATCAAGAACCTTTGCCATATTTGCATCCTTTATCAGCCAATCAAAGTTTGCTGTCCAATTACGATCATTTCCACCTTTTAAAAAGGAAGATGCTTCTGCTTTTTCAAACAATGTTCTGAAATCATCAATAGAATACTGATTCATTCTTGCCTTGATTGCTTTCTTTCTTGCATCAGATAAAGCTTTAATAACCGGATAGGAAGGACAAAGATTGTGAAACAGATCTATGATCTGTTGATAATTTATCTTTTCCCTTTCTTTATCTCTTTCTATTTCTTTTTCTTTATCTAATTCTTCTTCTTTATCTTCTTCTATGGTGTTTACATCATCATTACGTAAATGTTTGCGTAAATGTTTATTGTTAATATCAGATTCATTTTCAACCATAAGCTTCTGTTTCTTACGATAGTTCCGGTGATATTCTTTCTGATATTCCCTTCTTGCTTCTAATTGTTCCAGGCTTTGATGCTTACCCCAATTCGGAATGGTGATCACCCCATCAATAAGTTCCACCATTCCAAACTGTTCAAATGTCTGTAAAGCAAGCTGCACTGTTGCTTCATTCATCCGGAAGATTGTTGAAAGCATCTTGTCAGTATATGCAATCTTGTCATTCATCATAAAAACACCGCTGTTGTTCATTTTCCCTGCAAGGCAAAGAAGCTTAAACCAAACAACAATGATTGCATTTGCATCAGGAAGGGATTCTATAAGCAGCATCTTTTCATCATCAAAGATATCTGTTGTGATTTTTATCCATTTAACATCTGCCATCCTAATCACCCCACACCTTCTTTTTGAAATCCGCTGATGAAATATAAAGCAATTCTTCAATCTTGCTAATATCAATAAATTCACCTGTTGGAATCAATGCCCTGTTTGGTGGTGTATGCATTTTTAATCCTTCATCAAAGAAGTTTTCCAAAACCAACGAAGCCCTATCGTGTTCAATTCCTTTATTTCCATCAATGACAACACACTTGGAATAATTGTTGGTATTAAAACACACAACACCTTTTGCGAATACTGTCTTGCTATAATCAGCCATCTTGATCACCTTCTTCCTTGTAAGTTTTAGGCAATGGCATCCATGCGACAACTTTCCAAACATTCAAATCATATTCCTTATGATTGCAATTCCAAAAATCACCTGAACCATATCCGGTGAAAACCACTGTCACATGTCTTTGCCCAAACTTATTTTCTAATGTTGCAAGCACTTCATACCCTGCGATTTCAGGCGATCTTTCACTGACCGGAATCCACTTCTGCTTATATGGGCATACTTCGCACTTAAACTGTTCAAGTTTCATCACACATACCCCTTCACTGCATAATTCTTGAAGGTTTCTTCATTCAGCATTCTTGCACCTTCGACATTTCCGGATGCTCTTAAACTTGAATCTTCTGCCTGAAGCTTCTGCCTTGTTCTTCTGATAGTTTCCGGTGAAGGAAATCCATATTCAGAAAGCTTCATGAAAAATGATAAAACTGACATATTTTCAAGATTGATTCCGTGATCTTTTCCTATGGTTGCATAGGTTACGGATAACAGATAATTATCACTGTTTCTTGCCTTGGGATCCGTTTCCAATATATTTTTCACAACATCCTGTGTTGTTCTTATTTCCCTTGATTTACTGACCATTCATTTCACCTTCTTCCATACACTGATCAGATTCATACCATTCCTTATAGATTTTCATCCAATCTTCAAAACGCATTGTCACAAGAATTTCAGCATTGTTCTTCTTATGGAACACAACCGGAAAATTATTGGATCCCTTGGAATCCCTTTTCGCCTGATCCATCCAATCATAAAGTTGCATTCTTTCTTGGTGCTTTGCTTCAATATGTATTCCAGGCAATCCCACAACATCAGAAGCATCACCTGTGTTGCCACAATACTGTGCTGTTCTTCTTGCTTCAAAACCATATTCCCTGAACAGGGATGCAAGGCTTCTTTCAAACCTTGCACCTTTCTGTTTGCTGTTGATTTTTGCCATGCTGCACCGCCTATCCCATGACCTTTGAAAGAAGTGCTTCATAAAGGTTCTTGTAAACTTCCGCTTCTTTTTTTGCAGCAGCCAAATCCATTGACAAATCAACAGATAAATCAGTGTGTTCCATAGGAATAACAGCTTCATTTGGAACTTCTTTGATCACTTCCTTTTCAATTACAAGTGATTCAATACCAAGGCATTTTGCAATACCTGCATCAATCTGTTCCATTTCTTCAGATTTCACATGCTTCAGATAATTTATCAATCTGTCATTGGTTGCGAATGAAACCATTCCACAATCTGCATACATGATTCCGTAATTTGTTGTGATAGCAACATTAACTTCACCCTTCGGTTCATCTGTCAGAACAATGACATTCAAAAATCTGTCATTGGATCTGAAATCAGCAGAAACAACCAATGCAACCTTACTTTCACCTGTGTTTCGCATTTCGTATTCAAATAATTCACCACGATTGAATTCCATACTGTTTTCACCTTTCACATAATTCTTCATAGCTTTATATGCTGTTATATCCACATATCCTGATCCATTTCTGAAAAGATCATTGTCCATTTGAAATCACCCCTTAATTAAAAGGAAGTTCATCTTCCAATCCATCCGGAATATCAGTGAATCCATCTGCATCAGCCTGTGTGGAATAATCTGAACCGCTTCCGGATCCTTTGCTTTCAGCAAATTCCCAATCTGTAACCATGATGTAATTGAATTCTTTCCAATTCCCATCATCAAGCTTGGAAGTATCACGGCATGTAATTCCGGAAAAACCGATTTTCACACCCTTTTTCAAATACTGTTCTGCCCTTTTTGCTTTTTCTTCACCAATGATTTTGATGGTAAGGAAATCTGTGATCTTATTTCCATCTGCATCTTTTCCAAAAGGGAATGGTCTATCAACAGCAACAGTTCCCAATCCCATCTTTCCGCTATTTGCAAGACCAAAATCCTTTGTCATTCTTCCGATATAATCACCATGATTCATTAAATGTCACCTTCCTTTCTGTTAATGCTGTGTTCAGCATCAAATCCTTCAGGGAATCTTGCCTTCAGCTTTGAAATATTCAAATGCATCACATCTTCAAGATCCCATCCTGTGCAAGTGCAAAATTCTGCGATAAACCACAACAGATCACCAACTTCCTTCTTCAGATGTTCTGTGTTCACTTCATGCCCCTGGTAGTATTTCTGAAATATGCTGTGAATCTCACCGATTTCACCAACCATTCCATGAAGTGCATGGTTCATCTGATCTGTTGCACCTAATTTATTGTTCATTGTCCTTGCTGCTAATATCTGATATTCATTTCCTGTCATATTGTGTCCTTTCATACATCCCACACCACAAAACAATGCAGTGTGGGATTTCCTTTTCATTAGTTTCCGAATAATGCTGATGCTGCATCCTGTGGTGCATTTCCAGGCATCATTTCCGGAAAATCCTTTTCAATGCTTGTCTGACCTTCAACTTCATTAGTATCTGAAGGATTCACATCAATCACATCTGCTTCAGGCTGATTATCAACATAATCCTTTGTGCCATCTTCATTGATTACTGCCATATCTGCATCCATTGCTGAAACCATATCAATGGACATGATTCCCCACTTGCTGATTAACTGACGAAGCATTGTTTTATATGCCATGCCATCAAAATCCTTTTCCCAAAAGGTATATCCGGACTTCTTTGCATAACCCTTGGAATACTTCAATGCATGTGCTTCCATCTTCTTCTTTGACCAATACATTGCTTTTCTGAATCCATTGGTATATTCAAACATTGCATAATATCCAATTGTTGGTGCTGCTTCCCTTGCTTCTTCATCTTCAATAAGCTTCACTTCAATTTCTTCATTCAAAGGATCAAAATGAATCAGTTCGCCTTCCTTGATTGCAAGAACATTAAGTTTCTTATACTGTCCTGATCTGATAGCAAGTTGAATATATCCCTTATATCCCAACTGAAACTGTGCAACCTTGCCCTTGTTCTTATCATTAAAAGGAACAAGATAATACTGTCCAAGCTGCGGTGAAGGTGAAAGATTCAAAGATTCACCAAGCAATGCACCGGATAAAATACTCTGATTGGTACATTCCTGAAGTGCAGGATTGTTGTTCACCGCTGATACAACCGAAGAAATGAATCTTGTTCCATTCTTTCCACCAACAACATTATTGATCTGATTCTTTACTGCATCCGCTGTCAGATATGCTGTGATTCCTAATCTCTGATTTGATTTTGCCTTTGTCAAACTGTTCTGTACTGCCATTTTATTTACCTATCCCTTTCTGCATCTTTCATGATGCTTCGCCATTGTTTATAAGATTCATAGATTCTGATGAACCATTTCATGATTACACCGCCTTGAATTCAATATGTCTGCTATCAAAGAACATCTTCAGTTCCTTTGCCTGATCAACTGTCAGAAGTGCTGCGAATGAAATCCACTGCTTTGCAGGTTCAATGATTTCCGGTGCTACATCTTCAGGTGGATTCATTGCATTTGCAAATTTCTGTTCTGCAACCTGTTCAGCTAACTTTGCGGCTTGTGTTGCTTCATATTCAGCCTTCATTCTTTCAGCTTCAGCCTTTGCCTTTGCTATCTGTGACATCTTCTGTGCTTCAGAAATTGCTTTGTTCATATCAAGTGTAGTTTTATATACTTCTGTTGCTTCAAAGCCAAATTCAGGCAGATTTGAAAGTGTAGCAATGTCTGTATCGATCTGTTCCAATCTGCTGACGATTTCATCCTGGACAGATTTCATAGTGACAGATGCATTCAGCCATTTTTCGCTCATAATATTTGCAATATGTAACCATTCCGGATGATCTGTTGAATTGAAGAATTCTGTAATCGCATCAAGCTTATCCTGCTTCTGCTTTTCTTCGTATGCCTTCACCTGCTTATCAATCACATCAACAGGCTTATCAATGATGCTGATGATTTCATTGATTTTTGCCTTGAAATCATTGAAGGGAATCATATATTCTTTTTCCCTACGGATCCTTTCATCATTAAGTGCCTTCTTCAACTTATTCAGATTAGCCTTATCCGCTTTTGCTTCCTTAATCTGATCATCTGTATAAACCAATGTTTCATACATGCTGACCTTTTCTGTCAGTTCCTGCTTCAGTTCTTCAAAATTGAAACTGATGTTTTCAGGAAGCTGATATTCATTGATTTTTAATTCCATTTCTTTGTTCTCCTTTTCTATTAAAATATTGGCTTCAATTAGTGCCTTGAAAATGTAATATGGTACTGAAACTGTGATGCTGTTCCATGCCTGTTTGTACAACTGTGTATTGCTACAAGTTGCTTCAACTTTTGAAAAATCTTCATCATCAAAATCTTGAAGGCGAAAGCACTCTTTCGGTGTAAGTTTTCTAATTCTCAAATCTGCCATTTTATCCCCCTATCTAACAATGGTGTATTCGGTTGCAGATATATCTTCAGAATCAATTTCAATAACACCATCTTCATAAAGTTCTTTCGTGATTTTAATTGCTTGTTCTTCTGTTTCTGCCAAAACTTCAGCAATACATCTGTATGTTTCTTTTATTTCTACATTAAAAACTTTCACGGATAACCACCCCCTGTTGTGGCGAAGTTGTAAGTGTTTGTGCAACACCATGTCCAACCCTGCCCCTTCTTGTTTTGCTGTTCGGTTGTTCCATATTTATCGAATCACCTTCAACTGCTATTGAATAACCTAATCTTGTTGCTTCTCTGACAAGAATCTTTTCTGCATCTTGTGATAAAAATGGTCTGCCATTCTCAATAGAAACTTTTGCACCATACTTAACGAATGCATCACTAACATAATTATCCTGGGATGCCCTATGTGATTTATGCATTGTTGATGTAAGCGGTCTTGCAATATCAAGATCAATTTCTGGTTTATAAGAAAAGTTTTTTGTTCCTGTTGCACAAATATATTCCAAAGCTTTATCAGACATATAAAACTTTTCATCCACTTCATCTTCCAAAACATCCTTTAATTGAAGTTCAAGCGGAAATCCTTCAGGAAATTGAAACATTCCTGTGTCAATGTCCTTTCGGATGCTGACAATGAACACCCTTTCCCTATTATGTGGAACACCAAAATCCTTACTATTTAATATTTGCCAATAATTGTTGTACCCTGCCTGTTCAAGCGAATCCAAAACAATCTTGAACTGTTCGGCAAACTTCTTTGATGTAAGATTCTTTACATTTTCCGCTATGGCAACCTTTGGTTGTGTTTCTTCAATAATGCGTAATGCTTCAAAGAAAAGACCGGACCTTGTTTGCGATCCATCTTCATTGAATAATCCTTTCTGTTTGCCACTTAACGAAATATCCTGGCAAGGAAATCCATATGTAATTAGATCAATATCCTGTGGAAGTTCCTTTTCATTAACCTTGGTGATATCACCAACATTCATTGATTCATCTACACCATGAATGGCTGCGTATGATTTAGATGCATACTTATCAATTTCACAATATCCAACCAATTCATAATTGATTTCAAGCCTATCAAGTGCCTTTTCAAATGCACCGATTCCGCTGAATAAACTTAATAATTTCATTTCATTCACCGAAGGGAAACCATGGTTTTTTGTCCGGACAACCTTTTTCCTTTCGATTATCTTTTTGTTATATTTTCAAGAAGGACATTGCCTTCTTTGTCATAAATAATGGTTTTTAATTCTTCGCCATCTGCGAAGCATTCGATTGAAGCACATCTTTCAATGCTGCCTTCGTTTCTTTGTGTCAGATGAAGTTTCATTCCACCATCTTTTCTTGATGATCCACCTGAAAGAACTGTTTTTCTTCCATCAATGCTTCCTTTGATATAAAAATTTCTAACCATATAGACACCCTTTCAAATTTTTTATGTAGGCATCTTTTGTACTTATATTTCCGGAAGAATTAACCCAGGTTTTTTTCTTTCTTGAACATCCTTCCAAAACCTTCTTTCCGAAGATTCCAAATACTTGATATCTTCTTCCACATCAGATCGTTCAATTTTGTAGTGCTTTGTTTGAAGATAGATTTCACCATCAAATTCATATTTCAGCTGTGCCTTCAGAACAGCGAATTCAAATTCTGTCACCATCAGATAATGAAGAAGCTGAATATAGTAGTTGTCAGGGATCCTATGATTCCATTTTTCCTTCTGCATTGATTGAAGGATGTTGGTTGTTTTGCATTCCCATATTCCATATCTGCCATTCTGATCAATAATCCAACCATCCAGGGATGCATGTGCAAATGGATATTTATCATTCAGCCACATGTTGTTTTCTTCATAGAAAAGTTCATATTCCGGAAAATCCAACTTGAACAATTCACGAAGATGCTGTTCCGCTTCTGTGCCATATTTCACATAAGGCTTGTCAGAAATATCTTCAGGAACTAATTGCCCTGTTTTAATCTGCCATAATTCAAGGTTTGTCTTGTATGGATTCAGACCAAGGATTGATGCAGCTTCAGATCCACCGATTCTGTCACGATTCGCAAGCCATTCTTCACGATCCTTCAAAACCTTCATTTCAACCATCACTGAATACCCCTTAATAAACCTGCTTTGAAAGTTTGCGATATTCTGCAATCAACTTTTCATAATGTGCAATTCTTTCCTTTAATTCATCAATCAGCACTTCTGAAGGCAACCCCTTTGCAACAACCGCCTGTTCTTCCGAAGTAATACCGGATGATTTTCTTCTTAATTCTCTTAAATGTGCAGGATTCTGTTTTGTTTTCGCTGCCTTATCAGCAACCATTTCAACAAAATCAAGTGATAATTCCTTCGGCTGTTCGCCACTTTCCTTAAAATCTTCTGTTGGAAGTGTGTATGGTACTTCCAAAACTTCTAATTTCTGTTCTGACATCTTGTTTTCTCCTTTTTCTTCTACGATCAATTGTTTTCCATCTGTACCGGATTGAACGGATCACTGATATCCCATCCATCCCACTTTTCAAGAAATGCTTCCAAGGTTGATCGTCTTACCTTCAGCCTTCCAATCTGCATGAACTTCAGCAGACCTGATTTTTGCAGCTTGTACACATAATCCGTATTGGTTTTGATAATCTGTGCCACTTCCGGAACTGTGTAAACCTGATCTTCCATGTGATCACATCCTTTCTTTATATTTGTTTCTTGTGTCTTTTAGGACACTTTGTTTGCAAAAAAAATACCCATTGGGGATTCTAATCCAAGATAATCTGTGATCTTTTGGATTTCACTTTGCGTAAATTCAGATTTCCCATTGCATTTGCGATAGAAGGCAGATCTGCTGAAACTCAAGTCTTTACACAACTTTTCAACTGTAATCCCACGGGATTTCATTTCATACTCTAATTTGAATTTATCCATTGCCCCTTCTCCTTTCCATATTATTTGCCCTGTGTCGAACTTTGTCGTTCTGTGTCATTTAGGACACCTACAAAATATCATATCAAAAAGTGGTTGTCAACTACATTTTGTGTCCTAAAGGACATTTTTTTATTTTAATTGCGTGTTCTGTTGCTTATATGACACTTTTGTGCTATTCTTGAATCATTAGAAAGGAAGTGGTTGATTATGGAAATGGGTGAAAAAATAAAGATGTTAAGGGAACAAAATTCCATGACATTGGAAGAACTTGGAAATAAGGTTGGTGTAGGAAAAAGCACTGTAAGGAAATGGGAAAATGGAATGATTGCTAATATGCGAAGGGATAAGATTGCCAAACTTGCAAATGCATTAAATTGTTCCCCTGGTTACCTTATGGGATGGGATCAGGAAGAAATCAAAGTTGTTTCTGAAATGCAGAATGATGCAAATGATTATGATGATTCTATGGAACATGCGTTGCAGAACTTCATGTATGAACTTTCAGAAATGAATTTTGAACCTTCAGAAATGAAAAGAATCATTGATTATGCCAATGCCATAAAGACATCAAATAATGATTCAGATGAATTGCATAAAGCATTTATTGATTTATTTACAAAAATGTATAAGCTTGATCTTTCTATTGATGATTTAAATGCTATATATACATATGCACAAATGCTAAAAAACAATAAGAAAGGATGATTTGAATGGCGAAATTGATAATTACAAATAGGGGAGATAAGAAAAACCCTAAATGGCAATATCGTTTTGAAATAGCTTCGGTTGAAGGCAAAAGGAAATATGCTTCAAAATCCGGTTTCAGGACAAAGGAAGAATGCGAAAAAGCAGGAAATCTTGCAATGGCAGATTATCAAAGATCCGGAAAACATTTTGAACCTTCTGAAATGTCGGTTGCTGATTATCTTGATTATTGGATTCAGAATTATTGCATTGTGAATTTGGCTGATAATACTGTTTCAGCATATAAAAACATCATAAAAAACCATGTAAAGCCTATGATCGGACATTATATGCTGAAATCAATTGATGTTATGACCTTACAAAACATGCTTAATGATATCTATCTTAATAAAGGATTCACGCAAGCATTTCTGAAGAACATTCTGAAGGTGCTAAAAGGTGCTTTCGGATATGCAGCATACACTGCAAAGCTTATTCCATACAATGTTGCTGAACCTGTTAAAATGCCCAAATTTGAGCCGAAAAAAGATGAAGTGTATATTTTATCAAAAGAACAAATGGAAGCTGTTCTTGACCGCTTCAGCAATTCACCATACCAATATTATCCAATGCTTATAGGTTATTATACCGGAATGCGTATAGGTGAAGTGTTTGGTCTTACCTGGGATGATATTGATCTTGAAAATGGAATTATTCATGTTAGGCAGCAGTGCAAAAATAAAGATAGTGATGCAATGTCCGGAAGGAAACCACAAAAAGGAAAAGCATTGAATAGGTGGTATCTTGGATCCTTAAAAAACACTTCTTCCTATCGTTCAATAAGGATAGGTGATGAATTAGTCAGTGCTTTGACAGAATACAAGCAATTGCAGGAAACAGCAGAAAAGGATTATGGTGAATATTATATCAAGCACTATCTGAAGGAAGAAAAGCTTCTGAATGGAAGAACTGAATTCCGGATAATATCACAATCTGATGAATCAGGAATAAATCCAAATCCACGAACAAAATTGGTTTGCATCAAAGAAAGTGGTGAATTTAGGGGAACAACACCAATGAAATATGTCGGAAAGATTGCACGAAGCGAAATGGGATTCCCTGACTTCCACTTCCACATGTTGCGACATACTCACGCAACTGTTCTTGTTGCGAATGCTGATGAAATGCAGATCAAGGATATATCTGAAAGATTAGGACATTCATCTATCAAAACAACAATGGATATCTATGTCACCAACACTGATGAAATGCGTACCAAATCAATGGAAGTGTTTGAAAAGGTTGGAAAGCTTAATGTCAGCAAGAAAAGTGTTCGATTATATGATATATGGAAAACCACAAAGAATCGTTGCAATGGTCTTGCGTACTATGTAGAAAAAGGAATCAAATTCTGTGATGCTTGGCTTGATTATGAAGTATTTGAAAAGTGGGCATATGAAACCGGATATGAAGATGATCTGAATCTAATCCGAATTGATAAATCACGGAACTTTGAACCAGGCAATTGTCTTTGGTCTAATGATACAAAGAATGTAAAAGGGAAACATGTTTGGTCAGATGGTGTCAACATCAAATCATATGGCATCCGGAAAAAGGATGGATCCTATCAATACAGAATCAATTCTAATGGTAAGGAAATAGCAAAACAAGGATTCAGAACTGAAGAAGAAGCAAAAGAAGCTGCTGAATCCATATTGATGGATATGTTTTCAGATTCAGATGTTTTACTTCGCAGAATAAAATAGGTACGCATCATGCGTACGCAGGAACTAATGCGTACGAAATGCGTACCAAATCAAAAAATGTACAATCAAAAGTATTAAGAAGTGCCTATTTATCTATGTTTCATGCAGCACTGTTTATACTTTTTACCACTTCCGCAAGAAGTAAATTTCGTGCTTTTTATCATATTTTTATACCATCTTTCAACATTTTATAGCATTAAAAATATAGTGATGTCAAGGATTCTGAAAACATCATACATTTTATTATCATTTTACATCATT